TTTGTTCGCCTCCTTTCGTTCTGATGTTAGTATACGCTTTTGATTTTGTGCTGTCAACACAAAAAATGAAGATTTTTGCACATAATGTGTTGACAATTCATTTTTCTTGCAGTAAAATGAAGCCACAGCACAAAGCCTGAAGACAGTTTTGAGGCTGCAACACAATCTCAACGAAAGGAGGTGAACCACATGAACAGTAACAAAAAGCCCAGTTGGAAAGAACGGCTTTCCAACTGGACTCCGACAACATGGGATATTCAACTTGTTCAGTTGATTTCCGTATTTCTGAGTGGCATCGCAATGGGCATTAGTTTAACACTGCTATTGCAATCGTTACGATGATCGCCAAGGCGTTCAGAGCCAACGCAGCCAGAGAAACATAAAACGCCTTTTTAGTTTCCCTCGCCTGCTCTTTCTGGTTAGCCTCATACTGAACCAGAAGCTCCCGCAGAGTTTTCTCCGTGTTGACCTGAGCGTGTTCCCCGATTTTCGGGTCGGCACTTCCGGCGAGCCTCGCCCCAATCCGGAGATTATCTTCCCGAACCATCCGACCTGCGCGTAAAACCATGTCACTCAAGGCTCTATCATTCAAATCCATCCACAAATCACCTCCCTTCTGCCCAAGTATACCGCAGGAGGGAGCCACCAACAAGGAGGTACATATTCACATGAACGACTTACAGATCTTCTCCAACCCCGAGTTTGGGCAGGTACGCACCGTCGAGCTTGGCAGCCGCATTGACCAGCTGAGGATCGTCGCCTTTGGCCTTCCCGCGTTCGACCAGATCATGGCCGACATCTTCACCACTGAGAAAAAGGAGTGATTTTTTTATGAAGAAGTCTACACTTAACCCCGCCGCCTACGGCTTAACCGTGGACGAAGCCACCCGGCTCGTCCGCCTCCACGATATGTGCGCAGGCATGGCCCCGGAAGACTTTGATCAGATGGAGACTGCCGCCCGCAGCATCAACCTGGTCAACAGCCTCAAGAAGATGGACAGCCGTCCCGGCGGCGCAGCGTGAGAGGGGAGGGCAGCACGATGAAGAAACCTTACCTCAAGCTCCGCCGCCTCATTGAAGACGAAGGGCTGGAGCAGCAGGAGCTGGCTGTGTTGGCGGGTATCTGTGACCGTACACTGAGCAAGCGCCTGAACGCGCCGGAAGACAGCGGTTGCTGGCTTCCGAGGGAAATTACCTCTATCTGCCAGGTGCTCCATATCCCGCAAGAGAAAATCGGGGAGTATTTCTTCCCGCAAATTGCAAAGGAGGCATCCGCATGAGAATCAAATCTGGCGTCTTTTACTGGCTGGCGGTGGCCAGCGGTGCCGTCGGGATGCTGTATGCGCTGGGCTTTGCAGGCAGCATCGAAGCCCTCGGCGTCATCTCCGACGCCGACTTCATCACCGCGATGGTGCTGCTGTTGCTGGCGCTGTTCTTCGCCCAGCTGGGCGACCATGCCGCAGAGCGCGAGGCTCAGCGCCGCAGGTACATCGACCGCCGCCACGCCCGCAACGCCGAGCCGGAGTACCGGCAGAACCGGAGGGACGCATGAAGACCAAGCGCATGAAAAAGCTCCTGATGGGCATGGGCCTGTCCCGCAATCAGGTGAACCACATGGTCAAAGAGCAGCGGTTGAAAGGCTCTTCCAAAATCAGCAATGCAGCCTATTACTACGCTGTCAACCGCAGTCTTTCCAAGCCATGCTGGCGTGACTGGCTGCCGTATGTCAAGAGCTTTGTGCTGGAGTGAAGCACATGACGAGTAAACAAAAAGCCCGTCGGTGCTGGAACACCGGCGAGCCTGCAAAGGGATGATGAGTTTGAACCAGCCCATCACCCCGAAGAATAACACACTTTGGAGGTTTTTACAAGAGATGAAAGGTATTCTTATCGAGCCGGGCAAAGACCCGGTCGTGACCACCCTGCCGGACACGCTGCAGGGCATGGAAGCGCTTTTGCAGTGTCCCTGCGAGCAGAAAGTTCTGCCCCGCACCCCGGCGGTGCTGGTGTACGCCATCTACGGCAAGAGCCTGAACCGTACTTATCGCGGCCAGCCAATCTATGGCACCATCCTCTGCTACGGCTGGCGGAATAACCGCTTCCAGCCCCTGAACAAAGACCTGCAGGCCGAAATGCTTGACCGCCTGAAGGAGTTGGAGGTGCGGGTATGACCACCTATATCTGCAAATGCGGACGGCGAGTGAAGAAATCCACCGATGCCAGTACCACTGGTAACCGCCTATCCGGCTATGCACCCGGCCATGAGTGCTGGGGATGCCCCTACGCCATGCCATACGGAAACTATCAATGGGATGAAAGTGCTAGAACTGTCAGCCGAGAGACTCAGGGCTACGAATGCCGGATGAGCAAGACCCTCACCTATGCGTCAGAGTTCGCTGGCTCTATCAAGGATAAATGCACTTGTCGAGTGCATAGTCTGGACTTCGACTTTCTGTCTCAGGTCTCCGCATGGATCAAAGACACTTATCCAGACAGAGAGATTTTTGGCTCGTTTTCCAAAGATATTCGTGCATCGGACTATGGATCTGATGGCCGTTACTGCCTGACTATCACCTGCACCCAGAATCTGAAAGGCGTTGCCGCAAAAAGAGAGCTGCTTGGTCAGTTCTTTACTCCGAATGGTAGCCGCAAGGACATGACACCGCAGCAGGAAATAGAAAAGATCCTGGCCGACATCAGAAAATGCACACAAGAGCCCCCGGCGGCGGCGGACGTGGCCGTGGCTGCGCTGCCCCCTGCAGAGGCTGCCGAACCGTTCGGCAATATCCCCGCCGCCCCCACCTTCGACTTCTCGGCTCTGGGTGATTTGTCCCAGCAGGCCACCGAAGCAGACCAGCAGTTCGACCTGCACTATGGTGCAGCGCAGGACGAATACCTGATCTCCTGCATCTATCTGGCCCGCATCCACGCTCTGACTGCCAAGGCGGGCCGGTATGGCGGCGGTACATGGACAAAGTGGTATGAGAGCAAGGGTATGAGCAAGTCGGGTGCATGGAATATGGTGCAGACCGGAGAATCTTTTAATGGTTCAACGATTGACCAATTAAAACAGTTGCCCGAGCTGACCCGCAAAGATTTGAACCTCATCGCCCGCAGCGGGTGTGCTGGGCAGCTGGTAGACGCCGCCGGAGACAGCCAGCGGGTGCAGGAGCTTTTAGCCCAGCTCAAGGCCGAGAAAGAGCGGGCCAATGCTGCTGAGAGCCATCTGGAAGCCGTCCACGCCGACATTGATGGGTTACAAGAGCAGTGCGCTCAGATGTCGCAGCGGGCAAACGACGCAGAAGAGGCCCGCATTGTCGCCCGGCTTCAGCGCCAGAAAGCCGAAGCGGAGCGCGACAAAGCTGAGGAGCGCGTCCACGATGCCGAAGAGGCCCTGAAGCACCAGCCCATCGTGGGCGTCATCGACGAAGAAGAAGTTGACCGTCGCGCTGCAGAAAAGGCACGGGGCCTTGCAGATGCCCGGAACGCAGAGCTTGCCAAGGACAACGCAGACCTGAAAAAGCAGGTAGCGGCCCTCCACTCCAAAATCAGCGACGCTGCACAGGCAGATTTCGAAAACGCCAATAGCATCGCCTTCTCCTGCCGCCGTGCATGGGACACCGGAAAGGGCAGTTACTCCCGCCTGGTCGGCGAGGACTTGGAAACGACCTTTGCCAGCTTATGTGAAACCTTGAACAGTATCCGTGAGGAAGCGGCCCGGCTCTGCCGTCAGCCGCCGGAATATGACGGAGGTGAGGAAGATGAGTAATCCGCTTGCCCGCAGAGCCCGCATCAAAGACCTTTCCAACAAGGCCGAGGGCATTTTCCAGTACGTTGGGAACGACAATGTGCTGTTCCGGCTCATCAGCACCGGCAACAAGCTCACCAGCGACGTCAACTATGCTGTAGCTCTGTTCACCGGCTTTGCTCGGAGTCATCAGTTGAGTGATTTTGAGACACGCCGCACCATCGACTCAATTTATCGTCGGGTCGGGGAGCTCATGTGCCTCATCGACATCGTTCATGCCGCTGCTGGCGAAGAAATCATGCCCGCGCCGTATGAATCCATAGATTTTTGTTACATGACCGAGTATCGCACCATGCTACGGGAAGCTGTCATTCGTGGGATGCCGGACAACTACAAAGGTCCGGCACAGAACCCATACACCATCAGTTTTGTCAAACCGGGTGCCGCTTACGGAGATGGTTACACACCGGACGAGTACGATGACGATTTCTTCGCCCGTTTCACTCGCCGGGAAGAGCCCCGCGACCGGAAGCTCGTCTTCCGTTGCACCAAATCCGAGCTTGACGCCATCAAGCGTTATGCAAATATCATCGATATTAAATTTACCGAGGAGGAAATTCATCATGCCTGAGAAAAACCAGACCCCTATCGAGATGCTCGACCAGAATGCAGCTGTCGTCCAGAGTGCAGAGGCGCCTGCGCCTGCAGCACCTATCCAGCTGCAGCAGCGCCAGAGCTACGCCGAGAAGGTGCAGGGATTGACCGTTGACGAGCGCAACTGGATGCTTGCAAAGTCTAAAGCCGCCGCTATGGCGCAGCTTCCCGCAGGCTTCTTGCCCCAGACCTACACCGGCAATCCCGGCGCGTGCGCTATCGCCTGCGAGATGGCCCTGCGCATGGGCGTTTCTCATCTCTTCGTCATGCAGAACCTTTACGTCGTCCATGGTATGCCCACATGGAGCGGCAAGAGCTGCAAAGCCCTCATCGACAACAGCGGCCAGTTTGCAGGCCGCACCCGCTACCGCATGGAAGGAGAGGAAGGCACCGAAAACTGGGGCTGCCGCCTGATTGGCGTGGACAAGCTCACCGGCGAAAAGGTCGAAGGCCCGAAGGTCACGGTCAAGATGGCAAAGGATGCCGGGTGGTGGGACAAGAATGGAAGCTACTGGCCCAAGATGACCGAAATGATGCTCAAGTACCGCGCCGCCGCTTACTTTGCCCGCGCCGAGTGTCCGGAGGTCCTGATGGGCGCCAATATCGACTACGAGGTAGGCGCTGGCGACGCCGAGGAAGAGGGCGCGGCCCATGCTTAATGTTGTTGCGCTGATGGGCCGTCTGGTCTACGAACCGGAATTGAAGACCACCCCGAGCGGCATCAATGTGTGCAGTTTCCGCATCGCAGTTGACCGCAGCTTTGCCCGGCAGGGCGAAGAGCGCAAGGCCGATTTTATCGACATCGTCGCGTGGAGGCAGACCGCCGAGTTCGTCTCCAAGTATTTCCAGAAGGGCAGCATGATTGCTATCGAAGGCAGCTTGCAGACCCGTCAGTACCAGGACAAGAACGGCAACAACCGCACAGCTACCGAGGTTCTTGCGTCACAGGTGAGCTTTTGCGGCGGAAAGGCCGCAGAAAAGCCCGCTGTGCGCGATTTCGACCAGCAGACGGAAAATCATGTGCGCGAAGCAAACACCGCTCACAGCGCCCCGCAGAAGTCTCAGAACGTACCGGAGTATTCGCAGGGCAGCGCAGACGACTTTTCGGTCATCGACGACAGCGAAGACCTCCCGTTCTAAGCCGAGAGCTGTGCTATCTGGCTATACGGGCGCGCAAAGGAGGTGAAGGCACACGGCTACCGGAAAAAGATACTACTGGCTGAAGCTCAAAGACAGTTTCATGCGGTCTGACGCGGTGGATTTTCTCATGGGTCAGAAGAACGGTGCAAACTACGTTGTTCTGTACCAGATGCTCTGCCTTATGACCATCAACACCAACGGCAGGCTTTCGCGGCAGATTGGCGAAGTGATCATTCCGTATGACGTCGATAAGATTCAGCGCGATACCAAGTGGTTTTCTGCCGACACTGTGCGCGTTGCGCTGGGTCTTTATGCGAAACTTGGGCTGATTTATCAGGAGCAGGACGGCACACTCGTGCTTGCAAACTACTCTGAAATGGTCGGAAACGAGACCGATTATGCAGCACAAAAAAAGTTGCAAAGAACGAACAAGCGTCAAATTGAAGCAGAACACTGTGGACAATGTCCACAGGATGTCCATGCCGATGTCAGCAAAAACGTCCATACAGATATTAGAGATAAGATATTAGATATAGATAAGTCGTCGTCATCTAAAGATGACTCCTCCCATATAGGGACGAGGACGACGACGAAATATCTGATAGATTATTTTTGTGAGAGCATCGGCAAACTGAGCAGAGCTGGCGAAAAAGAGTTGCCCGGTTATGTGGAGCGGCTGGGCGAAGAGCTGGTTTTGGAGATTATCAAAAAATGCGAAGACCTGGGCGGCCATAGCTGGGCGTATGTCCGCAAGGCGCTGGATGAAGCCGAAGCTCAGGGCTGCACCTCTGCCGAGGAGTACCGCAAGACCAACCCCATCGGCGGGAGCCGTGCCAAGGATGCCCATGTCAGCCGACCGCCAGAGGAAGCCGCCAGAGCCCCCAACTGGCTCAAGAATGCCTCCCACCGCAGGCCACTGAAAAAGAACGGAGGACAAAATGCCTAGATACAAAGTCATCGTAGAGTGCAGCGGACCGCACGGGAACGCGGCGCTTACATACCGCATCAACGCCGCGAGTCAGTTTGCGGCAGAGTTCAGGGCCTGCCAGCTGGCGGGCGACCATTACCCCGAGTATCGGGACATCAAGCCGGTGAGGACGGAGGAGCGGACAGATGAAAGTGCTTATCGCCTGTGAGGAATCGCAGGAAGTGTGCAAAGCGTTCCGGGCTCGTGGGCACGAAGCCTACTCTTGCGATATTCAGGAGCCGTCCGGCGGACACCCCGAGTGGCATATTCTTGGTGATGCGCTCAAGGCCATTGAGGGGGGGGGGGGCAAATCGTTACGATGGACGGCGTAGCGCATGACGTTGGCAAGTGGGACTTGCTCATTGCACCCCCCCCCCTTGCACGTATCTGAGCAATGCCGGCGCACGGCATCTCTGGAAAGGGCACCAGCTTCAAGCTAACCGCGTGATGTTTGGCATTCAGGGCCGCGACCTGTTTATGCGATTCTGGTGGGCAGATGTGCCGAGAATCTGCGTGGAAAATCCCGTGCCGAGTAAGGTTTTCTGTCTGCCACCGTATACGCAAGCTGTGCAACCGTATGAGTATGGACACCCATACAGCAAGAAAACTTGCCTTTGGCTGAAGGCCTTGCCGCCACTATTCCCAACCGATATTGTGGAGCCTGTGGCTACATGGTGTCCGTCTGGTTCTTACGCACATAAGCATAATGAGCGCAACAAGGGTATGTTTACCACCGACCGCGCCAAAAATCGAGCAAAAACATTTCCAGGCATTGCAAAAGCGATGGCTGAACAATGGGGGTGAAAAATGAAGCCTGAAAAGAGAATAATCCGCTTTATCGTGTCAGCGGCATTGCTGATTGTGACGCTGTTATTTACATCTGAGCATGAGGATCAGCTGCTCCGCATCCCTCTGGAAGATGGCCGTTTTGAGCTGGTGTCCACCTCGCTGGTTGAAATCGAGTATTACTGAAGGGAGATGTGTGAGCATGAAAGCAGTTCTTTTGAGTGCCAATCCGACTTGGCGCAACCAAGACAAAGATCCACAGAAGGAGGCAAAAGAATGCTTGAAGTATGTCCGATGACACTTAAAGAGGCCAATGCTTTTGTAGAGCAGTATCACCGGCATCACGGCCCTGTTGTGGGGCATAAATTTTCGATTGGGTGCTCTGACGGCGAAAAAATCGTTGGAGTGGTCATTGTGGGCAGACCAGTGAGCCGTCACCTTGATGATGGGTGGACGCTGGAGGTGAATCGACTTTGCTCGGACGGCACACGAAATGTCTGTTCCATGCTCTATGCTGCGGCATGGCGGGCCGCACGGGCAATGGGGTACAAAAGGCTCGTCACCTATATCCTCGATACGGAAAGCGGCGTAAGCTTGCGTGCCGCTGGCTGGAAGTGCATCGGACAGGCCGGAGGTCTGAGATGGACCGGAAAACGCAGACCAGAGGTTGACCTTTGCCCTGCACAGATGAAAATGCGTTTTGAGAAGGAGATTGACGGAAAATGAAAGCTGTGCTTTTAAGCATCCGGCCCAACTGGTGCAAGAAAATTCTTGACGGAGAAAAGACAGTTGAGGTGCGCAGGACTTGCCCTGTGCATGGAACACCGTTTAAGGTGTACATCTACTGCACTTTGGCCGGGAGTGACAGCCTGTTTATGAATGTCCTCAACCGGAATGTGGCCGCGTGGAACCGTGGCGGCTGGCCAGAAAAAAGGGGGCGCGTCATTGGCGAGTTCACCTGTAAGAAAATTACCGGCCTAACCCATGTTGGAGAAACAGGAAGCTGGGAACCGGCAAACCTGTACGTTATGGCACCCGGATCATATTACAAACCAGCCGATGAACTTCTTGAAGCGGCCTGCATGAGCAAGGAAACCGCTGAAAAATATCTCAAAGGCCGTGACGGCTGCGGCTGGCACATCTCCGACCTGAAAATTTATGACCAGCCGCGCGAACTGCAGGCGTTCACGGGCTTGCAAAGTACTCGGTTTGGTATGCGGCCTGTGGAGGTGCAGAGACCTCCTCAGAGCTGGCGCTATGTGGAGGACAGCAGATGAAACTAACTCTCTACGGCGACCCGCGCACAAAGAAAAATTCCGCCCGCATCCTCAAAAGCCGCTCAGGCGGGCGCTTTGTGGCCCCCAGCAAGGCCTATGTGGATTATGAGACGGACTGCCTGCGGTAAATCAAAAGGCCGCACAGGCCGCAAAGTGGGATTTTGTAGGAGGCACACCGTGATGGAAGCTGTACAGCTTTCGCTTTTTGACATGATGACCGCAGCGCTGCCAACTGTGGCGGTCTGCTGCATGGACGGAAGCCGGGTTGATGCTGCACCTGCCGAAAGCTGGATGCAACGGCTTGTGCAGGGCGGAGAATATGCCGTGCAGGTCGCGGGTCATTCGATGGTGCTCAGACCGGCAAATTGCCCGGCAGACGGCGTTGCAGCGGGTCACAAGTATTATCACTACACCATCGGAGAGCGCCTGTTCTCGGGCGTGTTTGTGGGAAGAGAGAGGGTGAGAACATGAGCAAGGAAAATATGGGCCGGAATGCGGAGCGCTATGCAGACCCGACACCGACCGCAGCCATGCGCAACATCTGCCGGGACGAGTACCAGAAGGAAGCCGCCCGGCTTGACAGAATCGGAGACATCGTTCCCCTGCTGCGCCAGATGGCCAATATCGCAGGGTTCGAGATCATAGGCCGCATCCCGCTGAGGGACAAGGCCACCGGTAAGGAGTACAGGTAATGAGTGACATGGAAGAAGTTATCGCAACCTGCCGCGATACGATGCTGACCGCCCTTGAGAAGATTGGCGGACAGAGCCTCATTTGTTCGTGGACGCGCCGGGACGGCTCTGTCGTGAAGTTGATGCTGGAAATCAGGACGAGCGACCAAACCACCATCGGAGATGCAATCCGCAGCATGGACGACGAGGAAATGGCGCGACGGCTGGTGCCCAACGTGCTGGATGCTTTGGGCGAGGATGGTCCGCCGAGTGAAGATGGTGTCCGGGATTGGCTAGAGCTGCCCGAAAGCGATCTCAAATACTGACCGGAAAGGAGCGTCTGCAATGGCACAGCATTACAAAATCGACTGCGACAAGGTGGAGGACCGGAAGGAACTGGCCGTTATTCTGGTGATGAACGGCTACACTGTCCGCATGGGCAAGGAAAAGCGCAGTGGCAAATCTACTTTGACCTATTTTGTGGAGTATTGGAGGGCTGACGATGAAGGGTAACACAGCGGCCAGTGCCCGCCGCAGCTATATTGGCGCACGGAGCCGCGCAGAAGGCGCAGGTTTTGAGGCCATCATCAGCTCCGCTTGCGACTACTACCGCGCAATCGGGCGGGCAGACATCGAGAAGACCCCGGAGCCGATGAAGCCCCTCGGTGGTGCAGATCGCTCCGGCAGATTTCTCGCCTGCTACACCAAACAGGCCCAGCCGGACTACAAGGGCGTTCTCTCAGGCGGAAGAGCGGTCGTTTTCGAGGCGAAGCACACCGACACCGGTCGTTTGTTGTCCGACCGCGTATCAGCCGAGCAAGCCGCCTGTTTGCGTCGGATAACACGGCTGGGCGGTATCGCGTTCGTTCTGTGTTCATTCAATGGCCGGGAGTTCTACCGCATTCCGTGGCCGATCTGGGAAGACATGAAGGACGTGTTTGGCCGGAAGTACATCACCCCGGCGGATTTGGCAGAGTACCGTATCCGCGTTGCAGCGCCCGGAGTGCTGCTGTTTTTGGAAGGAGTAAAGGAGAAACGTGATGGTTCGCAGATGGACACCTGAAAACGAAACTGAAAAGCCACCCCAGAACGAGAAGGTGCAGCTGGTGCGGGCGTGGTTTGAGCGACTGCCCCGGATGCGGGAACAGATCCAGCAGCAGGAGGAACGGATTATAGACCTGCAGTGCATCGCAACCGCTACGACCTCTAACGCCTCAGTTGCTCCCGGCCGCTCCGGAACCAGCGATAAAGTAGGAAATGGGGGAGCGGCTATCGTAGAAGCTAAAGAGAAGCTTGCTGCCCTCAAGTGCGAGTATGTAGAAATGCAGAAAGCGGCCATTGATACGGCATACCTGCTGAACGCTGATACGGCATCTATCCGCCGCAGTAAGTGCATTATCTTGTGCTATGTAGAGGGAAAGACCCGTGAGCAGGCGGCCGCTGAGGTAGGCTTTGCACAAGCACACACGGCATCCAGAGCTATCACATCTGGATTTGAAGCCCTTGCCGAGATCTGGGATGCTACACCTTTTGGTGATTTTGATGAAAGTGCATAAAAATCAAACCATTATTTTGTGTGGCGTCGGGTATGTGCTAGGTATGTACAGACACCGTGCAAAAGTGATTGAATAGTACCATCGGCAAAGCCGTAAAGGCAAACCGATACACGCAGTCTCCGAAACGAACTTCCATGATAATGTTTCCTCCTTTTGGCTTTGCAGGCATTTTTCTCCCTCTTCACCGTTTCGCGGGCTGCTTCTATTATGCCGCCTGAGCGCAATTTGGTGCGCGGCGCGTGTGACCAGACACGGCCGGTTCGATTCCAAGGGCGGCACCATGACGCTGCGCCCCGCCGCAGCAACCGCCTGACGCATGGCCTGCAAAACCGCTTGGGGCTGGCGTGCCGGATGGGAGTCCCTCCTTCTCCCCGTGAGAGTCCGGCACACCACCGGAGGCCCCGGAATCCGCAGTGGGTTCAAGGATACCCCACCGGATGTGCGTCAATCACCCTGCACAGAAATGTGCGGGGATTTTTTATGCTTTACTTTTGCACCGGAGAGGTGGTGACGTGTCGCGTGAAGATGGATACAAAAATCTGGTGCCGATGGACCAGCGAAGCAAGGACGAAGCCAGGTCGTTGGGACAGCAAGGCGGCATCGCCTCGGGCGCGGCACGCCGCCGCAAGCGCTCCATGCGGGAGGCCGCCGACTACTACCTGAGTCTGCCCGAAACTGACCGCCGCCGGGTGAACGCCATGCTGCGGGACGCCATCGACCCGGAGGACATCGATAACCAGATGGCCGTCGTCATGGGCGTCACCGAGAGAGCCAAGCGCGGCGACCCGCAGGCGGCGTCTGTGCTGCTCAAGATGCTGGGCGAGGATGCCGTGCAGGACGACCCCGCCGCAGATGCTCTGGCGAAGGCGAAGGAGCTGCTGGGAGGCGTGGACAGTGCCATTGACTGAGTTTCAGCAGGAATATCTCCGCAGCTGCTCCCACCGTTGGAACGTCAAGACCGGAGCCACCCGCTCCGGAAAGACCTACCTGGACTGCGCCGTCACCATCCCGAAGCGGATCTGCGCGGCCCGGGGCGAGGGCCTGCTGGTCATGCTGGGCAACACCCTCGGCACACTGGAACGCAACGTGCTGGAGCCCATGCGCGGCCTCTGGGGGCCGGAGCTTGTGGGCGTCGTCCGCACCTCTGCCTCCGGAAACATCGTGCAGCTCTTCGGCCGCAAGGTCTATGTCCTCGGGGCCGACAACAAAAAGCACATTGCCCGCATTCAGGGCGCGGCCTTCGAGTACGCCTACGGCGACGAGATCACCACCTGGGACGAAGGTGTTTTCCAGATGCTCAAGAGCCGCCTGTCCTGCCCCCACAGTCATTTCGACGGCACCTGCAACCCGGAAAGCCCTTCCCACTGGTTCAAGAAATTCCTCGACAGCGATGCCGACATCTACTGTCAGGCCTACACCATCGACGACAACCCGACGCTTCCGGCCCAGTTCGTGGCCGACCTGAAAAAAGAGTATACCGGCACCGTCTACTATAACCGTTTCATCCTCGGGCAGTGGATGGCGGCCAACGGCGTTATCTACCGCCTGTTGGCCGACAGCCTCGCCGCCGGGGATGGGCGTTTTTTCTGGCCCGCCGAGAAGCAGCTGCACCCGTGGCGAATCCGCATTGGCGTGGACTTTGGCGGCAACGGTTCGAAGCACGCCTTTGTGGCCACGGCTATCCTGCCGGGCTGGTCGGGCGTCGTGGGGCTGGCATCCCAACGCATCGACCCGGTGGCGCAGGATGCCGACTTTCTGGCCGACAAGCTCATTGAGTTCTGTATCGCGGTCTTCTCCCGCTGGGGCGAGATCCAGTACATTTTCTGCGACAGTGCTGAACAGACCCTGATAAACCATATCCGCACCCGCCTGCGCCGCTGCAAGCTGAGCTGGCTTGCTGACCGGGTGGAGAACAGTGCCAAGATAAAGATCACCGACCGCATCCGCCTCACCTGCATCCTGATGGGCGGCGGGCGGTTCTGGCTCATGCCGGAAGCTGCCACCCTGCGGGATGCCCTCGCTACGGCTCTTTACAGCGGCAAGCATCCCGGCGTAGATGAGCGCCTCGACGACGGCAGCACCGACATCGACACACTGGACGCCTACGAGTACACCATCGAGCGCGATTTCAAGAGGTTGACGAACACATGAACATCACCGATTTTCTGGACTATCTGCATAAGACGCGCGGGTGGCAGCTGGATGCCGATTACTACAGCCAGATCGAGACATGGCGGCAATGGTGGAAAGGCAACGTACCCGGTGTTCATACCCGCGCCGCCGAGTATGCCGACGGCACCAAAAAGCGCACCATTGCCTCCCTGCGGATGCCCAAGCGGGTCTGCGAGGATTGGGCGAACCTGCTGCTGAATGACCGCACTGCTTTCCAGATCACGGACGCAGCCACCGCCCGGTATCTTCTGGGCGACGATGAGCAGCAGGTGGGCGGACTGCTCCGCGACCTGCATTTCTGGACGAACGCCAACGCGCTGGTCGAGAAAGCATTCTGGTCCGGCACAGGCGCTTTTGTCCTGAGCGTCGAAAATATGACCGTCGTGAATGGCAAGGCAGTCCCCAGCCCGGACGTCCGACTCAAGCTGGACTACGACCCGGCCCTCTGCATCCTCCCCCTGCGGGTGGAGCGGGGCGTCGTGACCGAAGCGGCCTTTGTCTCCGAGTGTCTGATGGACGGCAAGCCTGCTGTCTACTTACAGACGCATACCGGTGACGAGAAGCGCCGCACCATCCGCAACGAATGGTTTCGCGTCACTGACTCCGCATCCGGCTCACCGGTGTTTTCTCCGGTCGAGAAGCCTCCGGAAGGCACGGTAGAAAGCGTCACGGTAGAGGGCTCCCCGCCCTGGTTTGCACTGTTCAGCCCGGGAGCTGTCAAGAACATCGATGGCGGCAGCGGGCTGGGCATGAGCATCTTTGCCGAGGCGCTGGAAGAGGCGCAGGGCGTGGACCTTGCCTTTGACAACTACCGCGAGGACATCCGCCTCGGCCACAAGAAAATATTCTACAGTGCCGACATCTGCCGCAAGGTGGTGGACGATAAGGGCGTGGAGCACTCCATCCCGCCGGACGACGATGTTGTGAGCCAGTTTGTGCATCTGCCCGGCAAGGAAAGCAGCCTCGACCAGCCCAGCGAATACCACGAGTACAACCCCGACCTCCGCGTGGAGCAGAACCACCGGGCCGTGCAGGATATGCTCAACCTGTTCTCCTTCAAGTGCGGGCTGGGCTGTCACCGGTACGATTTCGAGAATGGCAAAGTCACAACGGCCACCGAGTACAACGGAAGCCGACAGGATCTCGTAGCCAGCGCCAACAAGAACCAGATACCCATTGAAGGTGCGCTGATCTCCATCATCCGGGCCATCCTCTGGGCTGCGAAGGACCTGCAGAAGGCCGCAGTCGTCCCCGACACTCCCATCTCGGTGAACTGGGACGACAGCTATATCACCGACGCCGAGACCCGCATGACCCAGATGAGGGATGACGCCCTCAGCGGCTTGCTCCCCCGCTACAAGTATCTTTCGGCCCGGTACGGCATCTCCGAAGAGGATGCCCGCCGGCTGGCGCAGGAAGCCGCCGCCGAGAACCGCCAGCCTGAGCTGACCTTCGGCGGAGGCGCCTGATGCTGGCCCCGGACTATCTCGACCACGCACCCGACCGGCTCATCCTGCTCTGGCAGCAGGCCGAGGACGACATCCTGCGGGACGTGGCCCGGCGCATCGGCAAGATGGACACCCTGACGCCGACGGCGAACTGGCAGCTCTGGCGCTACCAGCAGACCGAGGCTGTCCGCAAGGATGTGGTGAAGCTGCTGGCCCGGTATACCGGCAAGAGCGAGGCCGAGATCCGCCGCCTGATGAAGGAGGCCGCGACCGCCGCACTAGAAGCCGAGGATGAGATCTATTACCATTACGGGAAAGAGCCAACGCCCTTCGAGGAGTCGGCACCTTTGCAGAACCTGCTCAACGCGGGCTATCGGCAGACGGCAGGCAACTTCTCCAACCTCACCGCCACCACGGCCAACACCGTCTCCGGGGCTTTTGAGCAGGCGCTGGACAGGGCGTGGCTCCAAGTGAGCAGCGGCGCGTTCGACTACAAGACCGCCGTCAAGCGTGCTGTGGACGGCCTTGCCGACTCCATGCCCTACGTCACCTACCCCAGCGGCCACAGAGACACGCTGGAGGTGGCCTGCCGCCGTGCCGTGCTCACGGGCGTGAACCAGACCGGCGCAAAGCTGCAGGAGGCCCGGATGGACGAGATGGGGGCCTCTTTTGTCGAGGTGACGGCCCACGGCGGGGCGCGCCCCAGTCATGCCGTTTGGCAGGGCAGGCAGTTCCACCGGGGCGGCGCAGTGGACTACATGGGCAAGCATTACCCGGACTTCGAGGCCGCCACCGGCTACGGCACCGGCGCAGGGCTTTGCGGCTGGAACTGCCGCCACACCTTCTTCGTGGTGTTCCCGGAGCTGGGCAGCCCGCCAGCATGGACACAGGAAAGCCTTGAAGCCCTCAACGCCCGGGACATCGAGTATGACGGCAGGCTCTACACCCGCTACGAGATCAGCCAGATGCAGCGCGCTCGGGAGCGGGCTGTGCGCAAGTGGAAACGCCGGTATCTGGCCGAGGACGCCGCCGGGGCTGACACCACCGCCAGCGCCGTGAAGCTCCGGCAGGCCCGGCAGAGCCTTGCGGACTTCACCCGGGCCACCGGCGGCAGAGTGGACAGCGCCCGGACAAGCGTGCATGGGTTTGGGCGGAGCGAGGGCAGCAAGGCCAGCTACGCGGCCCGGAAACAGGAGCGGTTCAATGCTGCAAATACTGAGTTGCAGCAAATGCGGGAAGCTGGTACAATAAAGGCGAAAGGTCGGCTCATTGAATCCCCGTCTGCTCCAAATGAGATAAATTTTGCAAGCGACCACGTCTTGCAGCGCTGGGCTGAACGCGGTATGGGGCCAATGGATGCCGAACGCATCATCCGCTCCTCTAAGGTCGCAATGTCCCAGCGAAACGGTACACAGACCTGTTATTACTCTGAGCTGGGCTTTGTCGCCATCGGACAAGATGGCAATGTATCCAGCATCGGCCCGCTGGATGAGGGCGGAAAGAAATTGATGGAGGTGGTCAAAAAGCATGGAATTCCGCATTAGTGATGATGTGAAGCTTGAAGAATGGTTTTGTCCCATTTACAACCGAAAAATCGACTGCGGCTTGTGCTTCGACATTTCCAACATCGGCGATGATATTCTTTGCCTGAAGGGCGACGATAAGCCGCCTTGCAGCTGGGATGAAGCCCACAAAAGCTGTCTCAAGTGTCAGCACTATGCTGACTGGGACTAACAACCAAATACCGCGAGCGTCTTTGCCCATCCGGGCAGGGGCGCTTTTTTCATGCCCATTCTGCCCGCGTGAGGACAGAGTGGACACCATCGCGGCGGGCAGCGCGTACCCTGCCCGGCAACATGCGGAAGGCGAACCGCGTCAACAAACCGTAGTTTCACCCAAAGAAAGGGGTTTACTTATGAAGCGTGAAGACGTAAAAGCAAAGATCCCCGGCATCACCGACGAACAGCTCAACTGGCTGATGAGCGAAAACGGCGCTGACATCAACCGCGAAAAGACCGTCGCCGAACAGTTCAAGACCCAGTTCGAAAACGCACAGGCCCAGCTCAAGACCGCGCAGGACGGCCTGAAAGCCTTTGACGGCAAGAAGACCCCGGACGAGTACGAGGCCGAGTTGACCAAGCTCCGGGGCGATATGCAGGCACAGGCGGACGGCTTCGCCTTCGACTCGGCCCTGAACACCGCCATCATGGGCAAGAAGGGCCGCAGCGTCAAGGCCGTCCGCGCCCTGCTGGACATCGACAGCCTGAAGAAGTCCACCGACCTCTCCGCCGACATCGGCAAGGCTCTGGAAGAAGCCGCAAAGGCCAACCCTTGGGCCTTCGGCGAGGCCGCAGAGGGCGGCGTCCGCGTTTCCAGCGGCGCAGAGCACGGCACTCCGCCCACCGGCGACACCGATGCCGTCACCGCAGCCTTCAAGGCAATGAACCCCGGCATCAAGATCGACTGATAGAAAGGAAATATTATGGCACACGAAGCACAGGTTCGTTATTCCAAGCTGGTTGACCTCAAGCTCCGGGCGACGCTGGTCAAGAAGGTCGGCGTCATCTGCAACAGCCGCTATGAGGGCAGCCCCAAGGCCGGTTCCGTCAAAGTCCCCGTCCGTGACACCGAAGTCGCTGTGAACGACTACAACAAGCAGACCGGCGCGGAGCTGACCGGCGGCGACACCACCTATCTCACCGTCAACATCGACAAGGACAAGGCCGTCAATGAGATCATCGACGGCTTCGACGCCGCCAGCGTTCCCGACGATCTGGTGGCCGACCGTCTGGACAGTGCCGGTTATTCGTTGGCGCTGCAGGTGGATTCGGACGGCTCTGCGGAGCTGACCACCTCAGGCACGGCTTTCGGCACCACCACCGCCCTGACCGAGAAAACCATCTACAGCAACGTCGTGGACGCCCGCACCAAGCTCTCCACCGTCCATGTCCCTACCGAAGGCCGCTGGCTGTTGGTCTCCCCCGAGATCTATGGTCTGCTGCTGAAGAGCCCCGAGTTCATCAAGGCATCTGACCTTGGCGATGCTGTCGTCCAGACCGGCGCTGTGGGCCGCATCGCTGGCTTCACCGTCTTTGAGGATTCTACCCTCGGCGAGGGTGTGGAGTACATCGCCGGTCATCCCAACTGGTTTGCATTCATCGACGAGTGGGCCGTCCCCGTCCATGTGCAGGATCTCAATGGTTCCAGCAAGTACATCGGCGCGTCCGCAGTCAAGGGCCGCAAGGTCTATGCCTTCAAAGTCACCAAGCCCCAGACCATCCTCATCAAGAAGAAAGCGTGACCGAACCTCTCAGTCTGCCTGCGGCAGCCAGCTCCCCTGTTAGGGGAGCCTGAAAGGAGCTGATTTTTTTGAATTACTGCACCTATGACCAGTATGCAGCCGCCGGCGGCACGCTGGACGAGGCCGCCTTTGCCCCTTTGGCCGCACGGGCGTCCCGGCTCATCGACCGGATGACCTTTGGCCGGGCCGAGGGCCATGCCGCAGCGTGCGAAGGCTGTGCAGAGGCACTGGCGGACGCCTGCATCCAGATCATCGACGCAGCGAACGCTGTGCAGAGCGCCTGCACGCCGCCCGGCGCGTCCAGCGTCTCCAACGATGGTGTGTCCATGACCTTCACCTCCGGCGCACTGGCCGAACGGCTGGCGGCAGAGGCGGCGTACATCCTCGCCAACACACTGGGCAGCGACCCGCACGGCCTGCTGTATCGGGGGTGTTTCTGATGCAGACCCCCGTCACGGTCGTCATGCTGCTGCACGACGCGGCCACCGAAGCCGACCAGCCGGTCTGCAAGGTGTTCACGGGGTGCAGCTGGCGGGAGACGCGCCGCACCTCGGCCTCCGGCGACCCCCAGAGGGTGGTGCATATCCGCCTCCCGCCTGCGCCGGGCTATCTGCCCTATCCCCAGTGGGCGCGTCTGCCCCCGGCAGAAAAAGCCGCGCACTGGACACTCAAGCGGGGCGGCAAGCTCCTCTGCGGCGCTGTCCGCGGCCTGACCGAGGCCGAGTATGCCGCCCTCGAAAAAACGCACATCTGCTGTACGGTGGCGGATGTCTCGGACGACCGGGGCGTCCCGCTGCCGCATTTTCATGTGGAAGGGAGCTGACACCTCATGTCCAAGCCCATTTTTGACCAGCCCTACGGCCTGAAATATCAGGTGGACGGCATCCGGATGGAACTGAGCTGGCGCCCCGACTTCGGCGCAGAAAAGACCGCTGCCCTGCAAAAGGCCCAGTTCGCCCTTGCGCAGGAGGCCGCGCGGCTCATCGACAGCTACGTCCCCTTCGACACCGGCCAGCTGAAAAACAGCGTTCAGACCGCATCCAACTACGAAGAGGGACTGCTGGTCTACAATACCCCTTATGCCCGCAAGCAGTATTACCTCCATGCCGAGGGCACCGACCTGCGCAGCTGGCACGGCGCTTATGATGAAAGCGGCACCTGGCAGGAGGACAAATACAAGGGTCTGCGCGGCTCCTACTGGGGCCAGCGGGCTATTGCTGATGTGGGCGAACATCTGGCCCTCTTCGGGGCCAAGGCCGTCACGACTTTCTGGGGAGGACACTTATGAGCGAGAAAGCCACCATCACCGCGATGAGGGAATGGCTCAAGACCTGCCCCCTCATCTCCGAGGAGCAGAGCGAAAACGGCGCGGCCTTCCGCATTTCCGGCCTCTCGCCGGAGTCTGTGGCCGAGTTTTCCATCGAGGACAGCCCCACCGACCCGGTGACGGCTGTTTTCTTTTCCGGCCGCAACCTCGCCAAGAGCTACATCTTCGTTTCCCGCCGCGACTACAGCGAGGCCCAGAGCGTCCAGATCGCGAACAGCGGCTTTTTTGAGCAGCTGACCGAGTGGGTGCTGGCCCAGAACGACCGGCATCACCTGCCCCGGCTGGATGGCCGCAAGGAAGCGCTGCGCGTTTCAGTGACGTCCAGCGGCTACATCGTCACGGCCAGCGCGGGCAGCTGTAAGATGCAGCTGCAGCTGCGGCTTGAATATTACCAGCCCAAGGGCTGAAACGAAAGGAGTTTTTCCTATGACTGTTACCGAAGCCGTCAAGCTGTCGGGCCTGACCCCCAGCGCCGACTATACCGGCGTGGAGACCACCGACGACTTTCTGCTGGCCGTTCAGACCGAGGCCAGCCAGACCGACGTGAAAAACTGGGTGGTCTGCGCTGACCATGTGCGGGAGCACAGCGGCGCACTGAACGCCTCCACCTCCGACAACACCTATATCCGCACCGGCCCTGTCACCACCAAAGGCAGTGTCCAGCGTACCCTCTCCATTCAGGGCGACCGCTATGTGGGCGATGCGTTTCAGGACTTCCTGCTCTCCCACAAGATCGCGTTCGGCTCCGGCCAGAGCGTGGTGGTGCCTTATGTTTACTTCTCTCTCCGCACCGGCAAGGGCGAGAAGGGCGAAGGCGCGCTCATCCTGACCAGCGATGTGGGCGGCAGCGCCGGCGCGAATGCCACCTTTGCCGCCGATTTCAAGGGCATCGGCACCCCGGCTGAGTTCGACTATAACACCGCCGTCGCGGGCTGAGAGAAAGGAGTACCGATAAATGCTGATCCATGGACAGGAATTTGATTTTTCGCTTCTGAACGCCAACGACCTCGATCGTCTGGAGGATGCACTGGACGAGATGACCCGGGAGGGCGAGGCCGAGACAGCCCGGTGCGAACGGGAGAATGTCCGCCTGGGCGACCGTCTCCGCGCACAGGCCCGCGTTTCCATGCGCGGCCTCGACAAGATCCTGGGTGCAGGGGCATCCGCCCGTCTGGGGCTGAACGAAAACGATGTCAGCCGTCTGTACGACGTCCTCGACGAGATCACGCAGGCAGCCGCTGCTGAGAAGGCTCGTTATTCCCGCCCGGCGGCCGTCCCCCAGAACCGCGCCCAGCGCCGGGCTGAGAAGCGCCAGAAGGACAAGAAGCACAAGCCGCCCGTGAGCTATCCGGGCCAGCCTGCCGCCGCCCAGATGGTCGAGCGGGTGGATAAGGCCGCCCGCCGCAGGCAGCTTCTGACCGAGCTGGCGGCTCTGGAAAATGGCTGACATCCTGCTGGACAAACTGCCCCGCATGTGGGCAGGCAGGCCCATCGACTGGGATTTCCGGCCCATGGTCTGGTTCAACGGGCAGTATCTCCGCCTCCCGGAGGACGAAAAGGGCCTGCCTGAGCTGGCCCGGGAGGCCATTCACCGGTTTTACTGCGTGGCCGTCCCGCCGGAGGAAGAGGTGGACGCTTTCAAGGCGCTGGTAGAGTTCTACACCGCAGGCCCGCAGGAAGTGGCCGACCGCCCCGGCAGCAGCCGCACCGAGGAGCTGGCGCTGGACTACGTCACCGACGGCCCCGCCATCGTGGCCGCGTTCCAGCAGGCATACGGCATCGACCTCACCCGGGCAAGGCTCCACTGGTGGCGGTTCAAGGCCCTCATGTCCAACCTGCCCGAGGAGACCCAGCTGGCGAAGATCATCGGCTTCCGGACGGCTGACCCTGCGCAGTTTCAGGGCGCAGAGCGGGAGCGGCGTGCCGAGCTGAAGGAACGCTTCGCTCTGCCCGCCGCCCTGCGGAAAGGAGGCGGTCGCATTGTCACCCTGCAAGACCGCAACGAAGCCTTTGCGGCCCGCTTCCGGCGCTGACCGCGCCCCGGTGCTCTGCCCCCTGTGCGGTCGGCCTCTGCCGGTCTGGGCCATCCCGGAAGCCAGCGCCCGGGGCATCTGGGTCAAATGCAAGAACCCGGCCTGCCGCAAAGAAATCGAAATAAAACTCTAAGCCTGTGCCGCTGTGCCTGCGCTCTTTTTCACAGAAAGAGGTGGACACCGTGGCCGCAGATTTTTCCATCACCGGCGAAGTAAAGCTCAACAGTGAACCGGCTGAGAAAGCCACGAGCAAGTGGACAGTGGCCGCAGGCCAGCTCATCGCGGACTTTGCCAAGAAAGCGGCATCCAGCCTGAAAAGCGTGGTCAAGAGCGGTCTGGACTACAACCGCAGCATGGAAAGCTATCTGACCAACTTCAAGGTCATGCTGGGCGACGAACAGCTTGCCGCCGAGAAGCTGGAAGAGATACGCCGGATGGCCGCAAGCACGCCCTTCTCCCTGTCCGACCTGACCGAGGGGACCCAGACCCTCTTACAGTTCGGTGTCGCGGCGGACGATACCACCGGCGTACTGAAACGTCTGGGCGATATTTCGTTGGGCAACGCGGACAAGCTCCAGACCCTCGTGCGGGCCTACGGCAAGATGTCCAGCGCCCAGAAGGTCACGCTGGAAAACGTCAACATGATGATCGACGCGGGCTTCAACCCGCTCAATCAGATCTGCGACGCCACCGGCGAAAGCATGAGCGCCCTCTACAAGCGCATCTCGGACGGCAAGGTCAGCTTCAACGAGCTGGAAGCCGCCGTGGCTGCTGCCACCAGTGAGGGCGGGCAGTTCTACAACGGTATGCTGGAGGCCAGCCAGAACTTCAACGGCAGGCTGAGCACCCTGAAGGACAATGTGGCCGCGCTGACCGGTGAACTGACCAGCGGGCTGTTCTCGGCGCTCGGGGACATCATCGTCAAGGCAAACGAGCTGGTCGTCTCCATCACCGAGGACGACGCCAAAATGGCCGCGCTCAAGGAGACCATCGGCGTCCTGACGGCGGCAGTTGTGGCCGTCACGGCGGCAGTGCTGAGCTATAAAGCCACCGTGGCAGCAGCTACAGCTATCACGGCGCTGCATACCGCTGCCACCACCGCGATGGCTGCGGCCCATAAAGCTGCCGCCGCAGGAGCTACCGGTCTGCAAGTGGCACAGGCGGCATTGAATACCGTGCTTTCGGCCAATCCCATCGGGCTTGTCGTGGCCGCTCTGGCCGCTCTGGCGGCGGGGCTTGTGACAGCCTACCACACCAGCGAGACCTTCCGCAACATCGTGAATGGGGCGTTTCAGGCCGTCGCCAGTATTGCCCAGAGCACCATCGGTGCGGCCATCGGCTGGCTGGATAAGCTGAGCTACCGGCTGAACAGCTTCCTCGGCAAAGACGGCTATACCGGCTTCGACAGCTACGACGACTACAAGGCCAGCAAAACGCCCGCCAAGTCCAACACCACCACGGACGCAGACCGTCAGCGCCGCCAGCAGCTGCATGAGAGCCGCGTGCAGAAATCTCAGGCGTCCACCGGGACTACAGACGCGGCGGCATCTGCCACCGCTGCGGCCGCTGCGGCCACCTCTGCCGCCAAGAGCACAAAACAGGCTACGGCGGACATCATCAAATCCATCAGCGACACCACCACCGCAATCAAAAACGGCGTGACCACCACGACCGAGACTGTCACCGAAACGCTGTCCAACGGCACCACCCAGCAGAAGCAGGTCATCACCTCCACCAGCCGCCAGATGGTGGACGGCGTCCTCAAGGACATCAAGACCGTGGAGACCATCGCGGCAGACGGCAAGCGGACGGTCAACCAGACCATGGAGACCGTGCGAGACGTAGTGAACACCGTGACCGCCAGCAGCACGGCTATTGTGGACGGCATCAAGACCACCACCCAGACCGTGACCAAGACCCTCGCGGACGGCACCACCGAGCAGCAGCGCGTTATCACCCAGACACAGGACAAGGTCATCGACGGGGCGCTCCGCACGGTGGAGACCGTCAAGACCATTGCCGCCGACGGCACCGAGCAGGTGGCCGAGACCATCAGGGACAGCGCCGCCAAGACCTTAGACGGCCTTTGGAAAGAGATTCAGGACCGCGCCAACGAGGGCATCCTCGGCACGGTAGACACCCTGTGGAACGCCGTCAAATCCGGCGACTGGGTGGGCATCGGCAAGTGGGCGGCATCCGCCCTCTACTCGGGCCTGACCGACGGGGAGAAGCAGCAGATATGGGATTACGCCCTCTCGCTGGTGGACGGCCTGAACGGCGTCCTCGGGGACGCGGCGGGCAGTCTGGCGCAGACGGCGTGGAGCATCGGGCAGAGCCTCTTTGACGGCATCACCGGCAAATTCGGCGACATCTCCTCCATGGCCGTCAAGATGGGCGGCACCCTGAAAAGCGTGTTCGGGGCGCTCAAGGCCCCGCTGGCCGCTGCGGCCAAGGCCATCAGCGCCGGCCTCTCCGGCGGCCTCCTGAGTATGTTCCCCGCTATCTATGCGGGCTTCGCCGGCATGATCGGCACCATCGGCGCAGCCGTCGAGGGGATGCTGGCCGCCATCAGCGCGGCCCTCACCTCCACCCTCTTCGGCATCCCGGCAGGCCTCGTGGTGGCCGCTGCCGCTGTCGCTCTGGGCGTCGCCATCGCGGCCATCGTGTCCAAGCTGGGCGGGAGCCACAGCAGTTCCGGCGGCTCTGGCGGCAGCGGCGGGGGCGGGGGCGGAAGCTCCGGCCTCGACCTCAACATCCCCAGCATCTCCGACGGATCGAACAAGCTGACGGACACCATCGACGCCAACACCGCAAAGCTTACTGAAATAAACAAGTCCCTCGCCAAGCTGGTCAAGAGCGCAAACGCCCTTGTCCTCAGCGACAACATGGCCGTGAGCAGCCGGGTGGCAGCATCCGGCACAGCGCAGGTCGCCGCTGCGGCCAGAAGCTACCGCGAGGGGGACGTCCACATCACCCAGCACATCTACTCCAAGGCCCAGACTGCCGCCGACCTCCAGCGGGAGGCCCGCTGGGAGGCCGACCGGGGCCTGGCTCAAAAACGCTGAAAGGACATCTGCCATGCGCAAAGACCATCTCCGCCTCATCACCGACGCCGGGGCCGCCCTCGACCTCGGCTGGGACTATGGCATCCCCTATCAGATCGACAATCTCTCGGGCGTGGATGTCACCCTCAAGACCGCCCAGGGCGTCAACCAGCAGGGTGTGACGGTAGAGGGGCAGAGCGTCGAAGGCGTGGCCCACGAGGTCATCGCAGACTTCTGGGGGCCGGACGGCGAGCGGCAGGCAAATCTGTTTTTGCAAAAGCTCCCCTTCTTTACCTCCGGCACGATGTATTTCGGGGATGCTTATTTCTCCCGGTTCGTGCTCCAAAAGACGCCCTACACCGTCCAGCTCCACCCTTACCCCCGGCTGGACTTCATGCTCTACCGCCCCAAGCCCTACTGGTACAGCCTCGAGAGCCAGAACGCTGTCATGGGCGGCTTCGTGCCGCAGTTTTGCTTCCCGGTCTGCTACGACAGCCACCGGTACAGCGAGTGGCGGCAGAGCTATTTTCTCAACATCCGCAACCCCGGTGCGCTGCCGGTGCCTTTCACCGCGAAGCTCCGCTCCTCGGGTATCGTGGTCAACCCAGCCATCCGCAACAGCGTCACCGGGGAGCATATCGGCTTTGACACCACCCTGAACAAGGGGGACGTGCTGGAGATCTACCGCACCACCACCGACCGTCTGGCCGTCAAGCTCATCTCCGGCGGCGTGGAGACCAACGCCTTCGCCCTGCTGGACGAGGACAGCGACCTCATGGAGCTGCACCCCGGCGATAACGTCCTCACCGCCGACGCCGCCAGCGGCAGGGAGGGCTTGCAGGCGTCCATCTCCTTCTACCCGATGGTGGTGGGCATCCTGCCGGAGGTGATGAAATGACATTCGACGTCTTGGATGAAACGACCCTTGCCCGCCTCGGGAATATCGACGTATGGGTGTCGGTGTACTGGGATGAGCCCTACAACTCCGAAGGCAGCTTCACTCTGGAAGTCCGCCCCACCGAGGAGAACCTCTCGCTCCTGCGGGAGGGCCGCTGGCTCGTCCGCACCGACGCAGCGGTCAAAATCCCCATGCGCATCTGCCACCGCTCCAACGAGAACGAGGACGCGAATCTGGTCGTCACCGGCTACCCGGCCACGTGGATCTACACCAAGCGGGTCAGCATCTCGGCCATCAAGAACGAGAATGCCGAGGCCGCCATGCTGGCCCTGGCCAAAGCGGCAAAGCCCTGGCCTCGGCTGGAAGTGGCTGAGCCGAAGGGCTTTGACACCAAGTTCGAGAACCAGACCTCGGGCGCTGCACTCTTCGACTATTTCAAAACGGTGGGTTCTGCCTGCGACCTGGGCTTCCGGGTGGTGCTCACTGGTAAAAACAGCGCGAAAAAACTCCTGTTCGAGGTCTGGCGGCCTACTGCCGACCCCAACAACCGCTTCTCGCCCCGGTGGGGCAGCCTGCGGGAGGCCAGCTGGGCCTTCGGCGACGGCAGCTATGCCAACGTGGCCCTCGTGTTGGGGGCGGGCGAAGGCAAAGACCGGGCCATGGTCTGGGCGGGCGACACCGCGGCCGAAGGGGCCCAGCGCCGGGAGATGATCATCGACGCCCGGGACATCCAGCCCGAGGACGGCGAGACCGTCAAAAGCGACAGCTACCTCAAGAAGCTGGCTGATCGGGGCGCGTCGAAGCTCCTCGAACAGCTCCGCACCGGCAGCATCGAGATGACGCTGGACGCCGACGGCCTCGAGCCGGGCGACGTCTGTTTCTGCTCTCTGCCGGATCTCGGCTACAAGGCCACCGTCCGGGTGGCCGACATTATCATTCAGAGCCAGACCGACGGCACCACCCGCACCGCGCGGCTGGGTACACCCGTCTGGCACAAGATCTAGGAGGCGATAGCTTGAGTTCCCCCGGAATTATTACCTACCCGCTGGGCGGCATCACCTATGACGCCGAGGACGCTGCGGCCTACTTTGCCGGGCGCACCAGCGGCGTTTACAGCACCGACACCGATTTCGCGGTGGCTGCTGCCGCCGATGGCAGCACCGACCTCACCGTCAGCGCCGGGCAGGCGTGGATTCACGTCAGCCGGTGGGTGGGCCTCAGCGTCACCATGCGGGAGGCCCAGACCCTCGCGCTTCCCCTCGCGGACAGCGCTCTGCCCCGCATCGACCGCGTCGTGCTCCGGTACGACGCTACCAGCCGCAGCACCTCTCTGCAGGTGCTGCAGGGCGCGCCGTCCTCCGAGCCGGCAGGCCCGGACCTCTCCCGCACCGAGATGGTCTATGACCTCTGCCTTGCCGAGGTCTCCCGCCCGGCGGGCCAGACCTCCGTCTCCACCGCCGACCTCACCGACACCCGCACCGACGAGGCCCTGTGCGGCCTCATGCGGGACGGCGTCACCGGCATCCCCATGGACGAGCTGGGCGCACAGGCATTGGCCAAGGCCAAAGAGACCGCCAAGCTTTGCGACAAGCTGCTGGCCAGCTACAGCGGCGGCTATCTGGGCATCTGGCCCGTGACCCTCCCGGCGGACGGCTGGGAGAGCTGCGAGGACATGCCCGGCTACGCCTACAAGCAGACCGCCGCCCTGCGGGCCGCGAGGGCGGCCACCGTCCCCTCCGCCGTACCCACCCCTGAGACCTTCACCGTGGCGGTGGCGGCGGGGCTTGCAGGCGTCTGCGAGACCAAGGACGGCAGCATCACCTTCTGGGCCGAGAACGTCCCCGAGGGCGGCATCCAGATGCAGGTGGAGCTGCTGGGCCCCTCGGCCTCGACCTCTGACACCGGAGAGGACACCCTGGGCGACACCGTCCTCGAAGACACGACTTTGTAACGGAGGTACACCATGAAGTATGTGAAACAGCATTTCGTCACCGGCATGAAGGTCAGCCTGCCCGACGTGCTCAACCGGATGGAGGACGGCATCGCAGCCGCCTGCGCCGCGGCCGTGGAGGGCATCGGCACCGTGACCACCGGCGACACACCCGCCGCCGACATCCGGGACGGCAAGCTCTGCCTGACTCTGCCGCGCGGTGAACCCGGCCCGCAGGGAGCCCCCGGTGAGGGCCTGAGTGACAGCGCCAAGGCCCTGCTGCTCTCCCTGTTGGCCGGCACAGCCCCCGACAAAGCCGCCGCCCTCGCTGCCCTGCGGGAGGAGTGGGGCGTGGCCGACCGGAGCACGGACACCGAGACCGCCGCTGCCGCCCCCGGCGCTGCCGGGGCAGACACAGAGACCGCCGCTGCCGAAAGGGGGGCTTGAGGATGGCGCTGGGAAGCGTAAGTATATCCAGCTTTATCCCGGGGGAGTTGGAGGATTTAACCGGCACAGTTAGTATTATCCCGTTTACCCGGGCGGAAATCGAGCGGCTAGCAGACAAGAAAGCGTACCCGGATGGGAAGGTGGTGTGGTCGAGCAATGGTCTTACCTCATCTTCTGGTGGTGGCTCCTCTGTGACAGTTCCCGATGAGGTGGATTATGTAGTCGTAAATGGTCAGAAACTTACCCGTGGAGGAAACGCCACTGTCTCTGGCGAAGTATATAACTGGACCAGCAGCCGCCACGAAATAGCATATAGCACCGTTACATTTTCAGGTAATACGCTTTCTATATCAAAGCATGGTGCTTACTCTGGCAGTTTTTTGGCTACTGCCACCGGCTACCACTACTACTGACAAAACAAAAAGCAGCCCCCACCCGGGGCTGCTCAAAAGAAAGGTCGTGTTCTCTATCGCTATCAAAGAATATTCCATGTCCCGGGACTCCACCCGGCAGCTCTCGCCCAGCTTCAAGGTGCGGGAGTTTGCCTGCAAGGGCAGCGATGTCGTGCTCCTCGACGAGGAGCTTGTGGTGCTGCTGCAGTGCATCCGGGAGCACTTCGGAAAGCCAGTGCATATCACCAGCGGCTACCGCACCGCCGCCCACAACGCTGCCGTGGGCGGCAGCAAGTCCAGCCAGCACCTGCTGGGCCGGGCAGCGGACTTCTACGTCGAAGGTGTGGACGTGGCCACTGTGGCCGCCTACGCTGAGACCCTGCTGCCCGGGCGGGGCGGCATCGGGCGCTACCCGAAGGACGCAAAGCACCCCACCCGCAAGACCGGCTGGGTGCATATCGATACCCGGGCGAATAAGAGCCGGTGGACCATGTGAGGGGGTGATTCCGATGCAGTTCATCCTCGAATACTGGGCACAGTGGGCTTTCGCGCTGATGGGCGGGGCCATCCTCGCAGCCATCCCCAAGATCAAAGCCCTCTGGCAGGCCGTGCTGGCCCTCCTGCACGACCGCATCTACACCGAGTGTTACCACTTCCTCAGCCTCGGCCATATCACCCCCGACGGCCTGCGCAACCTCACCTACCTCTACAAGACCTATCACACGATGGGCGGCAACGGCACCGGCACGGAGCTGTACAACCGCGCCAAGGCTCTGCCCATCCACGACTGACATACTTATACAAGCCCGGCCTCGCCGGGAGAAAGGACACCCCATGAAAGCACACACTACCACCACCCGCGCCGTCTCCGCTGCTACCATCGCCCGCACCGCCGTGCTGGCTCTGGCCCTCATCAACCAGATCCTGAGCGCCGCAGGCAAGCCCGTGCTGCCCATCGAGAGCGCCCAGCTCGAGCAGCTCATCTCCACCGGCTTCACCACCGTGTCTGCGCTGGTCAACTGGTGGTTCAACAATTCCTTCACCAAGGAGGCTATTCAGGCTGACGCCGAGTTTGAGCGGCTGAGGAAGAGCGTGAAGTGAGCCTCCGGCCATAACTGCATAGCATGACAACGCCCCCGCTCCGTGATATGTACCCCCAATCCTGGGTGTCCAGAATTGGGGGTACATATCACGAGGTGGGGGTGTTTTTCGTATGAGGTCATTTTGCTGATGCAAGAATAGAACGCATTTCTTCTGTTGTGTGCTGGAGGTCTGTGCAGAGCTGTGCGATTTCTAATGTATAGTCGTTTGGCCCATGCGACTGGATGTATTCGATATTTTGATTTATCACACGAAGATTTTCCTCGATTTTTCTCAGCCTGTCTATCGAATATCTCATTTTTCTCCACCGTTTTGGTATCTGGACGTTAAAAAGTGGGTTTGATAGTGGGTTGTGACAAAAAGAAAAACGCCCAAAAACTTGCGTTCTTAGGCGTTTTTCTTTGGTGGGCGCGGGTGGATTCGAACCACCGAAGCTGAAAAGCAGCAGATTTACAGTCTGTCCCCATTGGCCACTCG